AATTCCCTATCTGGAGGAGGTGGTGGTAAAGGAGTCAAGATTGCAAAAGATTCTGTCACTTATGTTACATCAGGACTTGTAGATCGTAACAAAGGAACAGTTCTTTCTTATCTTCATAAAGCAATCAAGGCACTCAATCAACTGAGAATGATTGAGGATTCATTGGTTATCTATCGTCTCTCTCGCGCACCCGAGCGTCGTATTTTCTATATTGACGTTGGCAATCTTCCAAAAGTAAAGGCAGAGCAATACCTCAAAGAGGTTATGTCTCGCTACAGAAATAAACTTGCATATAATGCACAGACTGGTGAAGTCCGTGATGATCGTAAGTTTATGTCTATGATGGAAGATTTTTGGTTACCTCGCCGTGAAGGTGGTAGAGGAACTGAAATCACAACTCTTCCTGGTGGTCAGAATTTGGGAGAACTCTCAGATATTGAATATTTCCAGAAGAAACTCTACAGAGCACTTGGAGTTCCAGAATCAAGAATTGCTGCCGATGGTGGATTTAATCTCGGTCGTTCTTCGGAAATTTTAAGAGATGAACTCAAGTTTGCTAAATTTGTTGGTCGTCTGAGAAAGCGTTTTGCTCAGATGTTCAATGATATGCTCAGAACTCAATTAATTCTGAAAAACATCATTACTCCATCTGATTGGGAAGTAATGAAAGATCATATTCAATATGATTTCATTTATGATAATCAATTTGCAGAATTAAAAGAAAAAGAACTGGTAGAGGGTAGACTTACTCTTCTTTCGCAAATTGAACCATTCATAGGTAAATACTATTCTACAGAATACGTTCGTAAGAGAATTCTTCGCCAAACTGATGGTGAAATTGATGAAATTGATAATCAAATTGAAGATGAAATTGCAAAAGGAATTATTCCAGATCCATCAACTGTAGATCCCATAACTGGTCAACCACTTCCACAACCTGAAGGTTCTGGTATGGAAGGAATGGGTATGGATCCAACAGGAATGGGTAACATTCCCAATGATGAAGATCCAGATTCTAATGCTGCAGCAATTGTAGATGCACAATATCAGCAAGACACCAAAAAGGCTGAATTATAAATATATTATATTACATATTGATTTTTCATGGAAGATGTTATTGACCTGATCGCTACCGGCGGATCCCAGTCCGATGTTAGCGATAAAATGAAGGAAGTTTTGTTTGCAAAAGCATCAGAACGCATTGATATTGCTAGACCTTATGTTGCTAACGCTATGTTTGGTCAAGAATTTGAATATCCGGAAGTGGAAGAAACTAAGGATGAGACTGAGGTTGAAGCGGAAGCGGAAACTGAAGTTGGTGATGAAGTAAAAACTGAACCAGAAGAGGATTCTGAGTAATGGCATACATTCGTCACGACGAAAACTGTAATCCTGTTTCTCCTCAACCAGGAAAAACATCAGTCACACAATTTGGTGGCAATGAAGGGTGGTCAAGTGTTACTTATGAAAACTTCAATGCGGACTATCAAGCCCGTAATGCTGATAACACACCTAGAACTCCTGGAACATATCAAGCAAGAAATGCTGATAATTCTCCCAGGACACCTGGAACATATCAACGTCATGATGAAAACTGCAATCCAGTAACAGGTTAAAAAAATGAAACTTATCACAGAAGAAGTAACAAACGTACAGATTATTACCGAAGGTAAGGGTTCTAATAAGAGACTTTATATTGAAGGTGTATTCCTTCAAGGTGAACTCAAGAACCGTAATGGAAGAATGTATCCCATTACTACCCTTTCCAAAGAAGTAGATCGCTACTGCGAAGCTTTCGTTAATAAGGGTCGTGCTCTTGGTGAACTTGGTCATCCTGATGGACCTACCGTCAATCTTGATCGTGTTTCTCATAAAATTACTTCTTTAGTAAGAGAAGGTAATAACTTTAAAGGAAAGGCACAAATTCTTTCCACCCCTATGGGCAAAATTGCGTCTTCCCTTCTCGATGAAGGTGTTATGCTTGGCGTTTCTTCTCGCGGTGTTGGTTCACTCCAAACTACCAGTGAAGGATGTAAGATTGTTGGTGAAGATTTTCAGTTAGCAACTGCTGCTGATATCGTTGCTGATCCTTCCGCTCCTGATGCATTTGTCAATGGAATTATGGAAGGTAAAGAATGGGTTTGGGAAGGAGGAATCCTTCGTGAACATCTTGCTGAAATGACCAAGAAGAGAATTAATACTCTCGTAGATCAAAGACAACTTGAAGAGAAAAAATTGGATCTATTCAATAATTTCCTCTCAAATCTTTGAATTATAAATAAATACATGTAATTAACCAAATATTAATTATATCAAATGTCCGCTGGTAACAATTTACAAGAAATGGAAAACGTAGTAACCAAAGGGGCTGCACCTGCTGAGATCATGCCTTCGGCTGGAATTCCAGTTGAAGATCTTGGCGGTCCTACTCCCGAGAATTCAAGACCCGATGATGACTCTAACAAGCTAAAGGATCCTGTAGGTACCCTCAAGCAAGTTAAAGATGTTGTTAACGCTAAAGCTGCTCCTGCTGAAGAAGTAGAAGTAGACGAAACACAGGAAGTAGTTTCCGAAGCAGAAACAACCGAAGAAAATGTTGTATCTGAAGAGGAAGTAGCAACTGAAGAAGTTGTTGCCGAAGCGGAAGAAACTGAAGAAGAACTCGTCGAAGAAGAAAGCATCGACATCGAAGCAGATGTGCAGGCACTTCTTGAAGGTGAAGAACTTTCTGAAGAGTTTGAAGAAAAAGCACGTACAATCTTTGAAGCCGCAGTTAAGACTAAGGTTTCTGAGATGCAAGCATCCCTCCACGAAGCATATGAAAATGCTCTCGTTGAAGAGGTTGCTTCTATCAGAACTGAACTTTCTGAGCGTACTGATTCTTACCTTGAGTACGTTGCTGATGAGTGGTTCTCCGAGAACGCACTCGCAGTTGAGCAAGGTCTCAAGTCCGAAATTACCGAATCATTCCTTGATGGAATGAAGAGTCTTTTTGAAGATCATTATGTAACTATCCCTGAAGAAAAATATAATGTGCTTGAAAGCATGGTAGATAAATTAGATGAAATGGAAGGCAAACTCAATGAGCAGATCGAACGTAATGTCGCTCTGAATCGTAGATTGGCCGAGTCCTCTGCAGACGTTATTTTTGCAGAAGTCACTGAGGGTCTTGCAGACACTCAAAAAGACAAGCTCGCTACTCTTGCAGAAAATGTTGAGTTTGAAAGTGAAGCAGACTATCGTGAGAAGCTTGTAACTCTGAAGAAGTCTTACTTCCCAGAGCAAAAGAGCACTCCAAGCACCTCTGAGAATATTTCAGAAGAGGTTTCTACCGACGAGGTAATCTCCGAAGAGGTTTCCCCAATGATGCAAGCCTATCTGCAAACTCTTTCTAGAGCTGCTAAACAGTGATTTTAAATCATAAATTCAAACTATAACTTTTTTAAAAAAATGCAAATGCCTAACTCAGAGGTTCTGCAGGAAAAGTGGGCACCCATTCTCGACTATGAGGGAATGGATCCAATTAAGGATTCCCACCGCAGAGCTGTTACCGCTGTTCTCCTAGAGAACCAAGAAGCAACACTTCGTGAGGAGCGTGAGTTCCTTTCCGAAGGTCCTACCAACGCTGTTGGTAATGGTGGATACACCTCCGCCGGCGGACAGAATGTTGCTGGTTTCGACCCCGTTCTGATCTCCTTGATCAGACGCGCAATGCCTAACTTGGTCGCATATGACCTCGCAGGTGTTCAACCAATGTCCGGTCCTACTGGACTCATTTTCGCAATGCGTTCCAAGTATTCCACTCAAGGTGGATCGGAAGCATTGTTCGACGAAGCAGATACCGCATTCGCAGGTCAGTCTGCTGCTGCTGGTGCGCTCACTAACGGCATGTCTGGCGCTGCTGTTGGTATGGGTACCGACGCACAAGCAGGCAACAATCCTGGTCTCCTTAACCCTGAGTCTGGTCAAACTGGAACCACCTACAACGTAGGTCAGGGTATGCGTACCGACGACGCCGAAAATTTAGGCGACGGTTCAGGTGCATTCAACGAAATGGCATTCTCGATCGAGAAGGTCACCGTTACTGCTAAGAGCCGTGCTCTGAAAGCAGAATACTCCTTAGAACTCGCGCAAGACCTCAAGGCAATCCACGGTCTGAATGCTGAAGCCGAACTGGCTAACATTCTCTCCACCGAAATCCTTGCAGAGATCAACCGCGAAGTCATCAGAACCATCTATAACGTTGCTGAGTCTGGTGCTCAAGCAAACGTTGCTTCTGCTGGTACTTTCGACCTCGACGTTGATTCCAACGGACGTTGGAGTGTTGAGAAGTTCAAAGGACTGATTTTCCAAATCGAGCGCGATGCTAACGCAATCGCACAAAGAACTCGTCGTGGAAAGGGCAACATGATCCTCTGCTCCGCAGACGTTGCTTCTGCTCTGACCATGGCAGGCGTACTCGACTACACCCCCGCACTCAACGCTGGTCTTAACGTTGATGACAGTGGCAACACCTTCGCTGGTGTTCTTGCTGGTAAGTATCGTGTCTACATCGATCCTTACGCCGCAAACAGTGCAGCTGCTCAGTACTACGTTGCTGGTTACAAGGGTGCATCCCCATATGACGCAGGTCTATTCTACTGCCCATATGTTCCTCTCCAGATGGTTCGTGCCGTTGGACAGGACACCTTCCAACCCAAGATTGGCTTCAAGACCCGCTACGGTATTGTTGCTAACCCATTCGCAGAAGGCACCAACGTTGGCGCAGGCGCTCTTACCAAGAACGCTAACCGCTACTACAGACGTGTCCGCGTTAACAACCTCATGTGATCCATCGGATACACATTTTACAGAGGGTCCTTCGGGACCCTCTTTTTTTATCTAAATACAAATAAAATTACTGATGTCCAATTGTAGTTGGCCAAACCAAATTAGCAATAGAAACTTTCTTTCTGGGATAGGTTTCAAGTTCAATCTTGGAAAATATCCTAAAGTAGATTTTTTCTGTAATAGTGCTAGAATACCAGAAATTACATTATCAACTCAAATACAACCAACTTACTTAAAAGATATTGATGTACCTGGAGAAAAGATTACATATGGTGATCTGACACTTCAGTTTTTGGTTGATGAGAATATGGAAAATTATAAAATAATCTATGATTGGATTGTTGGTCTTGGTTTTCCAGAAACCACACAGCAATTTAAAGATTTAATTTCAAATAAAGACGATGTAACCCAAGGTCCAGATTTAATGGAACAGTTTGCTGATGGGACACTTCGTATTCTTAATAGCAACTTTAATGAGGTCGCTAGAGTAAAATTCTTGGATATGTTTCCAGTATCACTCAGTTCTCTTGATTTTGATGCAACATCAACTGATGTGAACTACTTTACAGCACAGGCAACTTTCAAGTATACTGTATATCAACTGACTTCTTCTGTTTAATGGATCTTGAAAAAATTCAGGAAATGTGGCAAAAAGATGCTGTCATAGATCCCGATAACCTACATGAGGAATCTTTAAAGATTCCACAACTTCATTCAAAGTATTATACAGTATACAATACTATAACATTACTGAGAGAGAAAGCAAGAGGGCAATATAACAAAGTAAAACTTGAACGTCATAACTTTTAC